AATGGAGCACGTCCACTGGGAAGCGCTTTTATACCGACGATTGCCCGTCCCCAATAAGCCATGCTACAGACTTCCAACGATCTATGATTGTTGAAGATGCTATTGCGTCCTTATTGGAGAATAGTGGGTTTGAATCTTTGATTGATACTGCAAATTGGTATGTCGGGACAGATCAAATAAATTACACCGCAAAACCAAATAAAACAATTTGGCAAAATATGGAATATTTATTGGAACTGACCCCAGCAAATTTGGTGTGGGATAGGCATACTAAAAAATTGCAGTTATACATAATGGATGATATTTTCAAAAAGGGTGGTTCTGGGTCTCCTGGAGAATGGCAATTGGAACATTTGTTTTTTGAGGAAACTACACCAGAAAAATCAGTATCATCATTCAAGGCACCCATGGGGGGCCAGAGCAAATCAAATGATATTAAAATTGCGCAATACAATACAATCATGTCATACAAATTTGCACAAACATCTGGTCTTGATAATTCAATGAAATTCCGTTCAAAGCCTATGTATTCTTATACGAACAAAACAAAACAATTTACAGCCGAGTTTGAAGATAATGATGTTGAAGCGGTTAAAGATTATATATCATCAAACGTTTCATCTGGCTTAATGGGCGATTACACGGTATTTGTCTTAAACCAAACAAAAACAGAAAATTATAGTATTAAACCTGAGTTTTCTCCAATTAGTAAACTAAATTATTCTAATGATAAAGGATTACGTTCACGATTTGGTTTTGGTAAAATCTTTGATGCGGCAATTTTCTTAAATCAGGCAATGTTTGTTAGGCTTAATGGCTCTACACATAGATTGTCAAATAGATTTATTGCCGTTGATAGGCAAACACAGAATAGTGACACAAATTATGATTACATGGTTTGTGGTCAATACTATGTTGTGAATGTTAAACACATCATACAAAATCAAAAATATGTAAATGATGTAACTATGGTAAAAATTAATGCATATTCAGCATTACAAAATAATGAAGGGATAAAATAATGCTTCTCGCCCCATTAATAGTTCAATATAATTTAGATGCCGCAACAAAGGCACAGCAGATTGTTTCATTGACATTTGACCCCAAAATGTTTTCTAAGCTTATGCCAGATATTTATGACCCAATTCGGCTGGCAAATAGCAACGCACAAACACTTGTTAAATCTGGGTTAGAATCAAAACAATATAATTGTGATTATGTTGAGTTATGTCCAGAGTTCATAGCCCGTGTTCAAATTTATGGGGATAAAGAAATTTTTAAATACTTGCGAATCATATTGAATTTCAATGAAAAAATAGCAATGCTAACAAAGCAAATACTATCAACATCAACTGCAATTATTGATATGTTGAAATCTGGTCTATTAATGACTCTATTTTTACAGATTGATTTGATGCTACAAATTGTTCACTTAGTTTTAGTTGACGTGTTTTGGACTGTGTTCAGTATGGCATTAAAAGGTGTGTGGATGGCATATGCCGCAACTTTGATGAGTGGGTCATTTGGTTTTTGGGCAAGTCCAGCCACGGGTGCCATGGTTATAATGCTGGCTGGTGTTCAGTTGGGCATTGAGGCACAGTATTTGGCATATCTCTTTGTGAAAATTGGGCAGTATATCATAAACACCGTTATTGCAATATTACAAGTGCTAATAACGTTTATTGCATGGATCGCAAATCTTGCAATACAATTAATTTTACAGAGTGAACGTTTATTAGAGCAGATAGCTGGATTGGCTGGCACTATTCCATGTATTCCTGTTATAAAAATGGCGCAAACCAATGCAATTGCACAGCTACAAGCAAGATATTCACAAATCGTGGCTTGTTTAGCCACGTCATGATCTAAATATATATATATAAAAGGAATTTATTATGACTGAAAAATATGTAAATGATAAAAATTTAGATAAAATAAATGAAACACTGTCGAGCTTGTTTACAAACAATGATGCAAATAATGTTAAGACAACCGCGTCTATAACTGAAATGTTTGCTAACCCAAATGCTATAATGGAAAAAATTCAAGAAAATTGTGCATCTATGCAAAATTTGATGGAAATTTCTGCAAGCATGCTTGGTGATGAGGAAGTCACCGCCCAAGTTGGCGCAGACGATGAAGGGAACCCCATAAACGAAACATTTAATACTGGGTTTGAAGGTATTGACCCTATGGCCATATCACAAAACATGTTAAACCAAACGCAGGACATTATAAATGAATCTTGTACTATGGTAGCAGACAAGTTGAAAACTGTCAATAAATTAACATCACTTTTGGAGGGTGTTAAAAGTGCAATGTCTTCTGGTGATGTTGACAAAATTCAAAAAGTTCAAAAAGAGATTACTAGCGCATTGAATGATGTCAATACAGGTGATATTACAAAATCGGAGAAATAATGAATTATAGTAGTGTTGTGACCAAAGGGCGAAGTGTTGCCAGCAGTGCGCAAAGTGCCGCAAGTGATGTTAGTGGTGTTGTTAGTGATGCCCAGATAATTGCGGAAGAACTTCAAAACGTATTTGACGCAGTTTCTAATGCTGTTGAAAGTTGTTTTGGTATTACATTTTCAAACTCTCTCAATTTTAATGTTGGGGATATTTTTGGGTTCATTAAAACGATAGATATTCCAGATTACCTATTAAACAATCCCATTGTTAAAGCAATTCTGGCATTTGTCATTCCTATATACAACACTATAATGAAATATTATGCGAAACTTCAAACAATGATTTCTGACGTCTTAAATTGGCTTCAATCAACATTGAACGAATATATTGCATGGTTTAATCAGAAAAAAGAAGATATATTGAAAAACCCATGTGTTCAAGCAACTGTGGGATCACTTGTACAAGAACAATTTGATAAATACAAAGTGGATTCCGTGGATATTGCGGGTCTTGTGTAGGTAATAAGTATGGCAGTATTATATAATAACATAAATTTAGAACGGGCATCTAAGATAGTACGAACGGGCAAAGTTCATAGTATAGAAACAACCCCAATCATATCTTATATCTCACTAAACAACACTGGACTGTTTCCATATACATTAGACCATTTTTCTGTTGATAAAGTGTTTGCACAACCAAAACCAAATTCAATTGAAAGACATACAATATCTAATATGTATAAAGACGTTGCCCAGACTGTAGAACTATTGTCTGCATTTCAACGTGCCCGTCCAATGTCAAACATAACAGAAATAATTAAAGCGATTCACGTAACCTTTGCAACAAAAAAGCTTCCAATTGACCTGACATGCCAAAAGGGTGCATCAAATGTTAAAAATTGGTTAAAAACTCTTACGAATATTCATCCTTTGATTGATACGTTTATAAAAAACAATGTAGACACATCATATAAATATTGGAAAAATTATTCAAATATAATCGGTCACAACACCGTACAATATAACACCGACACGTCATCCATTGATGTTAACTATTGGGGTGAAACTAGTCATCTAACTACCAATGAAATAACTAGACAAACATTTGCGTATTTTGCCCCAAGTTATATTAGAGAAACAACTAGACAGAAATTAAAATCATATAATGTCAAGTTAATACAACAAGCAAATGCAAAACTGTCATTGAACATGGCGAGAAATCTAATAAAGGGCGCACACCGCTCTTCCAAACCGATAACTGGTGGGGAATATACTGTTAAACGCCCGTCATTGCCAATTTTAACACATGGTCACAGCTTAAACAATGATTGGTATCATTGGATGTTTAGAATCATGCCTATATTGAAAATGGGTTGCTTAAAAGATTGTATAATGTATTGTAACGAATACTTCAATTTTGGGGATTATACATTATCGATGTTAGTGAATCATCTTAATCCAATGAAAATTTACTCAGAAGCAGATGCACACAATGTTAGAAAATCCTTCCCACAAGGTGTTGAAGAATCCTTCCCAACAAAAACGAAGGACACTCCATTATATACAGACTTAAATGGTAATGTGGTTAATAAAGATACTTTAGAAGTAAATAACGATAGTTTGGAGCCTTAAAATATAATGAGTGAAAAAATATATTCTATGGTAACTGGGATTGTTATACAAAACAATGATCCAGAAAAACGGGGAAGAGTAAAAGTATTTATTCCCCATTTATCAACAGAACTCTATGCAGATTGGGACAAAGAAAAAATAGATAAAAAATTTGTTTTTCCTGATGCCGCAACAAACCCAGATTTAGATAAAATTCTGCCATACCTAAAACAAACACTTCCATGGGCAGAACAAGCATCGCCATTGTTTGGTGGTAACTCTAGTGGTCGATACAATGGGTTCACAAAGGTTGGCTCTTCATCTGATTCAAATAGCTGGGAAATTAAAAATGGAGAAGAAACACATATTGAAGGATTTAGACCTCTCCAATCATATACAGATGAGAATCGTGTAAATGATGCCTTTTCAAAAACAGATGAAAACAATAATAGAACTACAAATCCGCACAGTTTTAATTTCACACCATCAAACTATTCAAACTTAGCCAGAGGGCATTTTACAATTCCAAATGTTGGTGCGCATGTTTGGGTGTTTTTTGAAGGTGGTGATCAAAATTTCCCAGTTGTGTTTGCATCGTCACACGGCCAAGATGACTGGACAAGAATATACACCCAAAACAAATCATCAGATGGGGAATTTGTATCAGAAGATTATCCAGAATCATATGAAAATTTATCATCCGATGAAACTCAAGGCGGCGCTTCTGATCATAATATTAGAACATTTCGTTCAAAAGATGTTTTTAATTCAAACAAACATACTCTGGAATTTGTTGATACTGATAATAAAGAAGCCATTAAATTGACGCATTATAATGGTTCATTTAAGGAATTTAATAATTTTGCAGTTAGTGAGTTTGCACAGCACAACAGCCAATCAATGGTATTGAATGATCAGTTTAGAACCGTAAAGGGCAATGATTCATTCTTTGTTGGCGGTAATTCTGAAAATATTATTTATGGTGATTCATATAATACATATGGGGACTATAACAAAGTTAAAGAGTTAACACAAACCATTTATGAGCGATTGTATTTACTCCATAAAGTTAAAAGATTGTTTGAAGTTAAAAGAACAAACTTTTTAGGTGAAACGTCTGTATCAGAATTACAATTTAAGGCTGGTGTTCCAAATGTTTGCCCAACATGTCAAGGAATGGGGTTTAAGTATATCCTACCTTGCGTGACGTGTAAAGGAACTGGGTTGAGTCCATCTACCCAAGATGGCATATATATCCCAGAACCCCTCAAATGGGTGCCCATGGGTGCCGTATGGCCATGGTGGGAGAACACAGCACAGGCTTGGTGTATGGCAGGCCGTGGGATCGTGTGGGATCAAGCAATTATGATGTTTAGAAATGTTGCAAGCATTCCAATACCAAAAGATGCAACATACCCAATAATTCCACCAGAACAATGGGTTAGACTATTCCCACCAATGGATAAAAGCGTTGAATTTCCAATAACATTCTTGGAAAGAACAACTCAACGTGAAATAATGGATTTAGAAGCAAAACTTGGAGATGGTGGAGACAAAATTGATGAGATTGCTGGTAGTGTAACAACTACAATAGGCACGGTATTCAATGATTTTGAAAGTTACCGCATTGATCCTGTTGGAAAAATTAGACCAACACGAACTTATATTGATCCATTATGCACATATGTTGCTATGAAAGAACTTCCTTTGGTTGAGTATGTTGACGTTGATAACATGCCTGGGGGTGACTATACTTTAACCGTTTGTAATAAATACACATTGACGGTTGGTAGTAAGGGGGTTCATCTTAAAACAACTGGCCCATTGGAAATGTATGGAACAATTGTTAATCTAACAGGTGAAAGTGTTAATATATCATCCGAAAATGAAGTTTGTATTGATGGTGGGGATTATTTGGAATTAAGAGCCTCAAACATTTCAATTAAACCGCACGTGGATATCAAACAAACCGAAACAGCCAACATGATCCCCAGAACATCAGATGGCTATGTTATGTTGGATGGTAATGTTGGTGTTAAGAATAATTTGACCGTTGTAGGTGGCGCTCACATCGAGGGAGAGTTATCATGTATACACATGCAAGCCCCAGACTTTAGATACATGACAGAGGTTGCTTATGGGCCACTGCCGCACGTGCACGTATATCATGCCCCGCCATGGTTATTACATTCGCCATATATCGGTTTAGCACAGCCTGTAAGACTTGCACAGAATGACTTGAATGAACCAATTGCAAAGCCGAACATATACAGCCCAGCTAGATGGGTTCCGATTTAATTTGATTTATGCACAGCAACAATTAATATATTACACCATTCCAGATGATACACAAAACTTAAACAATAAACTCTTTACGGCGTTTATGTCTTCTTTTGTTTGTAGTGCATCATCATAAACAAATTCATCCCCGTCAAGTGTATGTCCAAAAATTATGTAATTATTCAAAAATTCACTTAATGTGTTGAATAGTTGGGATAGATTTGAGTATTCTGGTTTTGCTATATGATTCGATGTATAACCATCAATCTCATTTTTAACAATTGCCTGAATATATTCTAAATTCATTTGAATTTGTTCGGGTGGCGCACTGCCCCCCAAATCATCTTTTTTTGATGGGCAATGTGCCATGCTGTCGCTTTTATGTTTATTCTCTTTAGTTGTCATATAACTATTTATTTAATAAACGCTGTAATCAAATAAGAAATAAGACAGCCATCACGTTCAATGTTGAAATTTAATATCTTAAATTTACTATTAATTTTTAATGTAACAGTTTCTACAGGGTATTTGCAAATGTTTTTTATAATACTATAATCGAACGGCATTTCTTCAAACTTATCACACGTGACATTTTCTTGTATCATAATTGAAGCACTATCAACATCTGTGAGGGTTTTATCCGTCAACTCAGCAATCAAATTGGAATCCTTCACATAAAAATAAATTTTATTGCTATCTGTAGAAAACATTCCAAGCTTATTCAAATCCTTCAAACTAACAACATCCAATTTTAACTCATTGTCATATTCCAATTCATTGATCTTCTTTTCATTGATTGGGCATTTTTGCATGATTAAATCTAAGGATATGATAATCCTGAAAGAATACTTAACATGCTTATATGTTAGCAATGTGAAATTTTTATTTATGTTTAACTCAAAATCGTCTTCTGGGATGTTTTTGATGGCCAAATGCAACTTCTTCAAATTTTTAAAATTTAATTTCACAAATTCATTATCGCCAATATCATTCTCTTGGTCTATTTTACAATATAGCATTGGGGTGGAGTTCTCACCCACAGCAACACCAACAACCCGATCTGGGTATACGAATAAACTACATTCATTGGTTATGCTGTTCAGCGAATTTATAAAATATGTCAAAAATTGTGTTTTATTAAATTTTAATTTCATTTTACTCCAAAATATTTTAAGAATGTTTTAGTTTTTTTTTATCCACGGGTTGGGGAGACTCGTCTTCTATATTTTTTTTATCTATGATCTCTGATTTTGAAAGTTCCGAACTTCCGACTCCACATAAGTCAATTTGTGGGTCATCGTTATCAACTTCTTTTCCAATATGTCCACTTTGTTGTTTAGGAATTTCAATTTCTGCTGTGCGTCCAGCAACTCCATCGCTTGTTTTTTGTTTTGGTTTTGTTGTGCGTTGTTTTCTTGGTTTTTTCTGAGTGTTTTCATTTATTTTTTCCAAAAGTTTGTTAGTCTTAACTTGCTGTCTATAAATATCATCTAGCAATGATAACATTTTTGATATAGATTTATCACCCGATTGTGCATTCATAAAGGAAAATTCCATTTGTTTACTATCAGGTGGGGGTGCAATTGACCCCTGCGGAGATTGTGGGGGTGTTGGTGCGGATACACCCACACCCCCTGCAATCTCGTTTTGCAGTTTGGTTATATCTGCAAGCACATTCGGCGTAACTTTAGCAGTATTGGTTACAACGGGTTGCTCACCATCCATTTGAATGATTTTTCTGGTATTAATTCTATTCGCTGGCATGTTATTGACAGGCTTAGTAGGATCAACCATTTTATCAATTTGAGATAGCTCCCCGCCAACGGTGGATATCATACCCTTTAATAGTTGTAACTCAGATACTGGTATATTCATGTTATATTACTCCATAGATTCTAGTTCTAGTTCTTCTAACCCGCCCATAAGGTCTTCCATGATATCATCACCCATTGGGATATCATCTTCAACCTCTTCCTCGACAGGTGCTTTCTTAGTGGCTTTCTTAGTAACTTTCTTAGTAGCAGGTTTTTTCTCATCAGACGCACCAATAATATCTTCGATATCACTGTTAATAGATGAACCATCATCTAAAGTGTCTGGTAGTGAATCTCCAGCATTTTCAGAAGAATCAATCTCTTCACAGAACAAATGCTCTTTGAGCATATTAACCATTTCGGCGGTTGTGTTCTTTTTGATCATGTATTCATCCAAATCGAAAACACTCTCATAGACTTCTTCCATCTTTTCTTCGGTCATTCCTGGAATTTCCGATGGCATGCGATATGTGGATTTGTCATAATTTGCAATAGTAATATTTCCCAGAGGTTGAGTAGTAACCTTAATGCGGAAATTACATCCCTTTTCAGACAAATCAAAGACTTTAGGCCCAAAATCATCCTTATCATCTCCGCTAATACCCTCTTGAACAGCACCATACAATTTATTGCTCATTCGCAGAATCTTCACTTTGCCATTGTCTTCTTCTTTTGAAGGACAATCAATGACATAAACATTCGCCAGATTGTATGATTTCTTTTTGATGACTTTTGCCAAAGCAATACTTTCAGCGTTTTCAGTACGATAAAGTTTAATTCGTTCTTCACAAATTGGGCAACGCTCACCGAGAGTTGTTGGGCAGAGAGTTGTTGTGTACTTTCCAGTACTCAAACTTTTCCATCCATGGTAATGGTACGTCAGAAATGTCTTATCTGCACCATCTGGGTGCATTACAAGACGAACCAAGTACGTATTTTCTTTTTCAAGTTTCAAAAGATTCTCGTAATTCTTGTAACTATTTGAAGATTCTTTTTCTTTTAGCGTATCAACCAACTTATCAAACATACTATATACATCTACACTCATAATATCGAGTCCTTTTCTTTTTTCTTTATTCTTTATTCTTTATTCTTTATTCTTTATTATTCTTTGCTCTATATTAACTAAGAACTTTTGTCACTCAATTTTGAGTGTAACAGACTTATGCCCTTAATCAACATTTTTTTTGCTTTTTTTGAACTATTGTATTTCATTTTAACCCTTACATATTTTTCCTCCAAGTCTCTCATCATTAACTCTTGTACATCTTCCTCTTCGCCCTTCATAATATCATATACCTGTGGGAATGCCATCAAAAAGTATATGCTTATGTTTCGAGTATTATAGTCTTTCATCCACGTATATGTCAACCCTATTCTTTCAGTAAAATATTCACCAATAGAAATCTTATTCATATGACAATACTTACCAACATGGCGCAAAGAATCAATAATAAATTTAATATGATACTCAGAATCAGGATCATCATAATCGAGCTTATTGCAGTACACTGTATAAGACTTAACGGCTTTCATTGTAGAGAAATAATCTAAATCAAATCTTCCATCATCATACAGTTCAAACGGTGCCTTGAAATAATTTTCCCGATCAACATTTGGGAATCTCTTAAATAAATTACTAATGCGTGTCAAGTATACGAATTTATCATCATCAAATTTTGAAAAATCCTTACGAAGCTTAAATGGTTTATTTGCAGACGTCCTAGATATTCGCAAATACTGGTTATATATGTTCTGCAAGTCATTGCTTATTTTCATGTGACCTTTTTATAGAATTTGTTATAATTTTTGATTTATACAGATTTGGATAATAGCGTATCAATAGGCGTATCAAACTATTATAGTTTTTTATTCCCAAATACTCCATAAACAACTCACGTATATTAACATCTTCTATAATTAATGCAACCATTTTCGGTGGATTAATTTTTTTATTGTGCAATATAGACAAAAATGACCCCAACTCTAAAATCATTGTATTGAATTCAAAATCAATCATATTATCATATGGGATACTTTTATCATAATTCATTATTTGGCCACCTTCAAAGACTTTGAAATTTCTAAAAATTTGTCATTCAATTTTCCACCAGCGGCACATTCATGCCCACCACCATCAAAATAATCCGAAGCCAAATCATTTAATTTTAATTTGCAGTCTTCACTTTTGCGAAGATATACCAATTTTTTATTTGGGTTTGCAATCATTATTAAATCATACTTATATTTGTCCAATAAGAATACCGCAACCTCATTAATAAATTTATCAGCAATAACCGATAACAATTTATATGACACACCATCTATATCAAAGCTACTATTGTAGCAAACATCTAGTTGGTTTATCAATTCGTTCTTTTCACGAATTTTTGATTTATATAGGTTAATTTCTTGCTTATTAAAGCCATCAAACCCATCACTAAACCTTGTCATGAAATAATCAAAATTGTTGTCGGAATTCCAATACACATAATTCAATATCATCGAATGATCATACTTCAAGGTATACGAATCATAATCATCGCCCAACATAATTAATTTTTTTTGCTTATCTGTAAACTCGAATTTTTTCTTGAACATATCATACATCAATTTACAGCAAGAAGAATACACTTTAGACTTGTTGGAAGCATTGTCCAAGGAATACACATCCGAGTTTGCATGATGGTCTATTATTGATATATTCTTATGGTCTAAAATGTCCTGACAATTAGACACGTCAATATCTAAAATAAAGACCTTATCATAATTAACATATGAATCGGCTTTAAGCCAATTCGCATAATCTTTTCTAAAATTTGCTGGTGTTGAGGTCTTGTACCCAACATCATTAACACCATTACTTTTCATTATCCATTTGAGCAGTAGTAGGCTCACTACACCGTCCAAATCGCCATGTGTCCATACAAATATTTTCATATTAATACTTACTCCAATAAATCAACTTTTCAAGAGTAATTGTTCAATGTTTCTAATAAATCTTCACTACCTTTTATATCATCAATTGGGCCATCTGAGTTATTAGAATCTGGGCCAAATATATCACCATCTTCATTAAAATCTTCCACTAATAGTGTATCATAATCAATTTTGAATTTTGTGCTACCATAATTTTTTCCCACTCGACTTTTTAATGTTCCAAAATTTATAAGCCCAAGTTCTTTATCTTCTTCATCACTCCACACACTAAAAACCTCATCGACGGTCTGAGCAATCCCAATACTACCCCCAGTATTATGCAACCCGCCCGATTTGCCCTTTTGATACCCCTCACGGTTTAATTGCGCGGCTGATATGATAGGAGCATTGAAGTAATATGTAAGTGCCCGTAATTGCTCTGCAATACGTTGTAGC